TTGACGGTGGAACATTCTAATTAATTGGAATATACTGGGAGGGGCTTCGGCTCCTCCCAACTCCACTCATTAATTTCTTTTAGTTGGGATTATATAAATGGCATCAGTTTTAAAAATTAAACGTACTAACGTTGCTGAAAGATTACCCACATTTGGTACTGACATTGGTGAAGGCGAACTCGCTCTTAACCTTAAAGACCAGAAAATTTATTCAGCAAACTCAAGTGCAGTATTTGAACTTGGTCAACAAGTGCCTGCTGGCACAGTTCGACAAACGACAACAACGGTTGGCACGTTAAGCGAAGATAGCGTTGTTGTTACGGATGTTCAATCTTGGGCAAACAGTGTTGTTGATTTCAGTGCTCTTACTGCATTAAATGATGAATTTGATGCGTATGTTGCTAACACAAATGCGTATATCGCTGCTACCGCAGAAACTGCTCAACAAAACTTAGCAAACACAAATAATCGTTTTGCTATCCTGGCAGCAACTGCGGCTGGGACTGAAACAGTTGATGGTGGCACATACAGTTAATAGAAACAAGGAATAAATGCTATACATATAGCATATATCTTATATTAGTTCTCTATAGAATTTTAATATAAGATCCTTTTATAAGGGAATTTAAATTATGGCTTCTACGATTAAATTAAAACGTAGCAGTGTTGCGGGTAAGTTACCAACTACGAGCGATGTTGCTACTGGTGAATTGGCGCTGAATATTAAAGACAAGCGCCTATACTCTTCGAACGGGAGTTCCGTTTTTGAAATTGGCGCCAACCCACACTCACTCTCTATTGGGAGTGGGTCGTTTTCAATTGCGAATGGCGCAATTACTTTCCCTACGTCTGATGGTTCTGCAAATCAAGTTCTTGTAACTAATGGTTCTGGACAACTCAGTTTTGTAGACGATCAAACAAATCTTCAAAGCATTGGTGGTCATTTACTACCCTCTGCTAACGTCACTTACGATATCGGTTCTCCTACAATGGCTTGGAGATCGTTATATCTGAGTGGTAACACAATCTTCATTGACAATACAAAAATTCAAACGACACCAGCAGGTGATGTTCGTTTCGCTGATGCTGCAAACAACACAGTTTCAATTGAAGCGTCTACTGTTACTGTTGGTGGTTTGAGTTTCAGTGGTGAAATTGCAAATGGTGCTATTGCTACAGTCGGATCAAACGGTTCTGTTAGTTTCACAACACCAGAAGCATTTTCTGCTACTCCATCGAAAAAGGCATTTAGCGCATTAAATTCTAATGACACGGTAATGGTTGATTATGTTGGCGGTGCTGCCGTAACTCAACAAGTATCTACATTAGATTTAGAAGATTATGTTGTAACTGGATTTAGTGGTGGTGCTATAACGTCAACTGCTCAAGTTAAAGATTTACAAGTACAGGGTCAAGTTGTGACTGATTTATCAACATCTATTACAGTTGATTCGTTAAAACAAATTGCTGCTGCTTCAAATGATTTTGCTGATTTCCAATCAAGAATAGCAGAATTGTAGAGTTTTAATATTATAAATAATATAAATGAAAACGGAGGTCGTTGTGACAGATACTATTAGAGATGCAATTGTTGCTTTACAGAATGGTGAATCGAGTGCATTCAAATCAGCAATTAGTGCTGAATTAATGGACAGAGCAATGGGTGCCATCCAAGTTCAGCGCATTGGTGCTGCTCAGTCTATTTTTGATAACGACTCAGAACCAGAGGAAGTGTCTGATGAAGAAATTTAAAGATTTACTCAGCGAACAAATTGCTGCTGATTACAAAGAAAAGAAAGACGATGAAAAAGAAGTAAAGGGATATAAGCCTCGTTCAAAAGGCGAAGAAGACTTTGCTAATATGCATACAGTAGATAAAGTTAATCATCCTGTTGCAGAACCAGAACAACACACTGGAGACCGTAAGGGTCCAAAGAGTGATGCCGGCGAAGATCACGATGGTCCTGAGAAGAAGGGTCAAGAACTTCCAATGACCTATTCTCAGTTTATGAAACTTGGTGGTTGGGGTCAATCATCTGCTCGTGGTGCTGATAAATCACAAGGCGATATGAAGCCAGTGATGCAGGGTTCTTCTAAAGTTACTGAATCAGTTGAACTTGATGAAGCAGTAAAACCAGGTAACGTAAAACTCAAGTCTGGTGAATCTGTGATGTTAAGTAAAGATGACGCTGAAGCCATTAACGATGCAATGAAAGAATTAAATTCTTCTAATAAAAAGAAAATGCAAGACGAACTCATGAAGGATAAGAAGTCATTTATGAGTATGGTCAAATTCGCAAAGACTGCGGCATAAGGAATAAATCATGGCACAAGTAATTACAGTCAATCAAAATAAAGGTAGCCGTGGTACAGGTATTCTTGTTGTTCGTTCAGATGCTACTGGCTTTATTGGCACAAATGGTGTTGAAGGTGTAAGCCTAGCAAACACCGCTGGAGAAACAATTTCCGCTATGCATGTTGCAGAGATTGCTTGGTCATGTGCTGCTGCCGCTACGTGGACAATCAAACGTGGTAATGGTGTTGGTGCTAATACAATTTGGACTACAAACGGTACAAGTGGGTTGTTAGATTTTCAAGCGAGTCAAATGAGATTAGAACCTGCTGGCTCTGAAACAGCAAACGTAAGTTTCACACTTGCTGGTGGCGCTGGTAACATCATCATTAAGATGCATAAGAATTCTGGAGAATAACTCATGAAACTTATCACCGAAATTCACGAACAAGACATCGAATTTATTACCGAAGCAAAAGAAGACGGTGGTAAGAACTATTTCATTGAAGGTGTATTCATGCAAGGTAACATCAAGAACCGTAATGGTCGGATGTATCCTATGGAAACACTTATGAAAGAAGTCAAACGATACAACAAAGAATATGTAGAACAGAACCGTGCATATGGTGAACTTGGACATCCACAAGGTCCAACGATTAACCTCGAGCGTGTATCACATATGATTAAAGAACTTAAACAAGATGGTAATAATATTATAGGTCGTGCAAAAATCATGACTGAAACGCCAATGGGTAAGATTGTAAAAAATCTTATGGATGAAGGCGCAAAACTTGGTGTATCATCTCGTGGTATGGGCACACTTAAATCTTCAAGGGAAGGTGTGAACATGGTTCAATCAGATTTTCAGTTAGCTACCGCTGCTGATATTGTTGCGGATCCTTCTGCTCCAAATGCTTTTGTAGAAGGTATCATGGAAGGTGTAGATTGGATTCAAGATGTAAACGGAAACTGGGTTTCGCAATTCATTGAAGAAACTCAGAAAGAAATTCGTAAAGTTTCAAAAGCAGAGCTACAAGAAGCGAAGTATAATGCTTTTGTTAAGTTTTTGAAGCAACTCTAAAAGATGATAATTTATAAATAATAATGAAATTGAAACAAATGACTATTTCAATAAGGAGATAACAGATGTCCGAAGAACAAGTATTAGAGAACATGGACGCTGAAGTTCTTGAGACTGAAGATGAGGATCTTTTAGAGTTCAAGGCAAGCATGGGCGATCCATCTGAAGTACCGGAGCCTTCTGCAAAGAAGACTGACGAGAAGCCAAAAGGCAAAGGCGAGTCAATGCCAAAGCTGAATACAAAAGCTGGCATGATTAATGCTGCTGTTCAAGCTATGTCAAAGATGAACAAACAAGATTTGCAATCTGCTTATAGCAAAGTGTTCAATGAAGACCTAGAAGAAGATGAAGAAGTATTGTTTGATGAAGATGCACCACGTGCACTTTCTTCTATTACTTCTGCTGACATTGACATCTCAGAAGATGTTGATGCAATCTTTAATGGTTCCGAACTAACAGAAGACCACAAAGAAAAGATTCAATTAGTATTTGAAGCTGCTGTAGTTGCTAAAATCAACGAAGAAATTGCTAAGTTTGCAGTTGAAGTTGAGTCTGATGCAGAAGTTACAAACACTCAAATCGTTGAAGAACTCACAGAAAAAGTTGATTCTTATCTTGACTACGTTGTTCAAGAGTGGGTCGAAGAAAACAAACTCGCCATCGAAAAAGGTGTTCGTGCTGATATGGTCGAAGACTTTATGCGTGGCTTGAAAGACCTTTTCACAGAGCATTATGTAGATGTTCCTGAAGAAAAAGTTGACGTTGTTGAAGAACTCTTTGGCAAAGTTGAAGAACTTGAATCCAAACTCAACTCTCAGATTGATGAGAATGTTGAACTACTTGGTAAGGTCAAAGACTTTGAGAAAGAAGTTGTTTTTGCTGAGTCAACCGATGAACTAACAGACACACAAGTTGCAAAACTTCGTAGTCTAGCAGAGGGTATTGAATTTGTCTCAGAGGAAGATTTCTCTAAGAAAGTTTCAATGCTTAAAGCGCAGTATTTTGATATCGCTGAAGAAACTGTTGAAACAGTTATTGTCGATGATGAGAATGACCCTGTTGCTATCGAAGAAGAAAAGCAGGGTCCAACAGGTGCGATGGCACGATATACTCATGCCATTTCAAGGTCTGCTAAAAAATAATTTTATTATAAATAATCAATGAAGGCTGATTACAATACCGTAAGGAGAAAATCAAATGTTTCTATCTGAAGATTTACAGAAGAAGTGGCAGCCAGTACTTGAGCATCCTGAACTAGATACTATTAAGGATTCTCATCGTCGTGCTGTTACTGCAACACTTCTCGAAAACCAAGAGCGTGCTGCTCGTGAAGGTTCTAATGGTTCTGGCGGTTATTCCGAACCATCACTACTTGGCGAAGCTGCACCAACTAACGCAATGGGCGCTTCTAGCTCGGTCGCAGGTGACGGCAACGTCGATATCTTCGATCCAGTTCTAATCTCACTTGTTCGTCGTTCCATGCCTAACCTAATTGCATATGATGTTGCTGGCGTTCAGCCAATGACAGGTCCAACTGGACTAATCTTTGCAATGCGTCCTCAGTACGCTGCACAAGGTGGCGACGAAGCTCTCTACAACGAAGCTCTAACCAGCTTCTCTGCTTCTTCCAACAACTCTGTTGGTGCTGCTAACATCAATCCTGGTCGTGACCAGGCTGCTGGTGCTGGTACAGTTCAAACTGGTGCTGATCCAACCGCTCGTGCTTCTGGTTCTGGCTACACAGTAACACCTGGTATGTCAACATCCACTGCTGAAGCCCTTGGCGATGCCTCTGGTAACCATTTCTCAGAAATGGCTTTCTCAATTGAGAAAGTTGCTGTAACAGCAGTATCACGTGCTCTTAAAGCTGAGTACACCATGGAATTAGCTCAAGACTTAAAAGCTATCCACGGTCTTGACGCTGAAACAGAGTTAAGCAACATTCTCTCCGCTGAGATTCTTGCTGAAATCAACCGTGAAGTTGTTCGTACAATTAACTACACAGCTACTGCTGGCGCACAACAGAACGTTACAACAACAGGTACTTTCGACCTAGACGTTGACGCAAACGGTCGTTGGTCAGTTGAACGCTTTAAAGGTCTAGTATTCCAGATCGAGCGTGAAGCTAACCAAATTGCCAAGTCAACTCGTCGTGGTAAAGGTAACATCATGATCTGTGGTTCAGACGTTGCTTCTGCTCTTCAGATGGCTGGTGTACTTGATTACACACCTGCTCTTTCTGCTAACCTTAACGTTGATGACACAGGCAATACTTTCGCTGGTGTTCTTAACGGTCGTATGAAAGTCTACGTTGACCCATACTTCGCAAGTGCTTCTGGTAACCAGTATGTCACAGTTGGCTACAAAGGTTCTAGCGCATTTGATGCTGGTCTCTTCTACTGCCCATACGTTCCACTACAGATGGTTCGTGCAGTTGGTGATCAGAGCTTCCAGCCTAAAATCGGCTTCAAGACTCGTTACGGCATTGTTGCTAACCCATTCGCAACATCTGCTGCTAACGGCGTTATTTCTAGCCAGCAGAAGAACATCTACTACCGTATTATGTCAGTTGCAAACTTAATGTAATCTGTCTAATACTAATAATAAAAATACTAAACTGGAGGGGGG